TGCCCTACTTGTTACAACTTAGAAGGCTAGAAAATGAGAGTTTTCGCCTACATTGTGAACAATGAGATGTTGTGCCCTAATTGTGGAAAGGGTAAAGAAGGGGCGCAAGAATGTCAGCGCAAGGCGTACTCATTTGGTCACGAGGTGATTGGGTGCTACCAATGCGGGGAGACACTTAACACGCCATTCTAAGCAAGACCGCCCCCGCGCTACGGGCTACGAGGCTCACAACCTCACGGGGGCACAAGGTAAGGGCAACACCGCCCCGCCTTATATGATAGGAGAATACAAAATGGTTCCAAGCGGAGTAATGCTACAGATAAACGACTACGGGCTAGAGTTTGATAGTTTCTTAGGGGCTATTTACCTGCCCTGGCACACCTTTCTAGTCTTAAGCTTGATAGTTGTCGCCCTAAGAGTTCGCAAGATTATCAAGACACGAAAGGCGGGCAACTAATGACCTGCCGTATGTGTAAGGGCTTGTGGCCTTATTATAAAAATTGCAGACACGGTAAGAGAAAGAAGGGCAAGTAATGAGCAACTGGTCAGACAGAATCCAAATCATTGGTGTAGGAGTATCAGAGGAAGACACCCAGAAAATCAGAGAAACAATTATCGAGAAAATGGAGAACAACAAATGAGCAAGCAAATCAATCAGCGCGACGCGGAGCATTACATCTCAAACCGCCAGGAATTCACAGCGTCCGCCCTTGAGGGGCGCGTGTACAACGTGGGAGATGGTCGCTTAGACCCCGAAGAGGCAGCACGCTATAAAGAAGACCTAGACGGAACGCAATATTGGGTCTATTCATATTCAACGCCCATAGCCTGGTTTCACAGCGTGAAAGGTTGGTACATTGTGGGACAGAAATTCTCCCAGACAACCAGCAAGCACCAGAACCTAGTGAGAAGGGCTGCAAGTCTTTTAGTGGTATGAATCACAGCCCCGCACCCTTGACAGAGGGCGCAGAGTGCGAGACTCTAGCGGGGCACGGGAACAATCCCAACGATAGGAGAAGAAATGACTACAATAAATAACCATCAGTTGAAAATCTGCATCGAAGCCTTAAAAATGGCAGAGGATACAGAAAAGAATGAATCAAGGTTCGGGTCAGTGCTTGATGATTTACTACTCAAGATTGAAGAAAACTAAATGACCACAAAAATGGAAGACCTTCACCGCTTGGTTGCGGTGCTTGAGGAATTAGTCCAGCCCTTACTAGAAGGAGAAACCTTAGAAGATACTTACGAATCAAACAAGCGTCCGCACCTAGTGCTACAGGAAGGAAGCAAAACCTACGGGCGAGCATTCCGTGTGCACTTTACAGGGGGCAGCAAGTACGGCTCTGGACACTATGAGCCACGCGGATTTAATGACTATCTAGGTAGAACTAAAGCAGAAGCAGAGCAGAGCCTACGCAAACTAATTGCGGGCATTCGCACGGGCTTAATGATTGCAAAGGTGGGCGAGTAAATGTGCGGAGATTGCTTACGCCCGCTTAACGAATGCCACCACGGGGGCGAGGATATGAGCCAAGAATCTATCAGTTGGGCAGAGTTAGCAGAACTAACTCACGCAACACAGGTGGAGCGGTTCAACTTCTGCACCTGCGAAGAACAGGAAGATTTCCCCTTCGAAGACTGCCCAAGGGAAGAGGTAACCAATGCCTGACTTTTATTTCTGTGAATTGTGCGACGTCTGGACGGAGCCAGAGTATTGCCAAACCTGCGAAGAATCTAAATGCCCCTACTGCAACGCCTGTGCCGAGAACTGCAAAGACAAGGAAAAAATAAATGATTGAAGAGTTGGAATTAGAATACACCGCCCATAATCTTGTGAAGTTAGCACGCGAGTTATGGGGAGATAACGCTACTGAATACCTTGCGGGTAGATTAGAGAGTGTCATTACCTATAATCAGATGAAGGTTCTAATAGATAGCCTGAAGGGGGAAAGTAATGCCTGATTTACTAACCGAAATTGAAGACTTAGCAAGACTAATCCTGTCCTACGATATGACAGCCAAGCCTGAAGGGGAGAATGCGCCAGATGAAAAAGCAATTTAGTGTGACCTACGAAACCAAAGGGGTCAAAATTGTAAACGTTACCTTGCCAGAGGGCGAGGACTTGCCCGCAGATTGGGACAGCCTGACTATGAAACAGCGTGACGAATGGCTTTATGATAACCAAGATGAGGCTCACCTTATTTGGACAGACGAGCACGAAGGGGAAGCGGTAAACATCCTGCCAATTACCCATCTAAAGGCAGTAGTTTGAATCGAGAATGGCACAAGGACGCGCTTTGCGCTAACGAGGCGAGTGATTTCTGGTTCTATGAAATGCCAGTAGGGGGGATGCTCCCCGCTCACATCAAAAAAGAAATTGAAATTGCTGTTAAAATTTGCGGTGATTGCCCTGTTAAATCTCAATGTCTAGAGCAAGGTCTAGAACGTGAGAACCTAATCATTGGCTCAATCTGGGGTGGACTTGTGTTCCGCGACCGCCAGTATCTAGCCAACCAAAGAAAGGCGAGCAAATTAAATTAAGACTAATCATAACTGGAGTTCTTGTTCTTTTGCTGTTGCTCATAACAATAACGGAACGAGAACGAGAAAGAAGATTCAATCCACCACCCTTACAAACTCAAGCCACAATGGACGAGAAGGCAGCGAATAAAGTTATGGCTAAGATATATGCCAACGCTGGTTGGGGTTGGAAGGGTGAGCAAGCCAAGTGTTTGGTAAAACTCTGGACTTTAGAGAGTCGTTTCGACCATTTGGCTAAGAACTCTAAAGGCTCTAGTGCCTACGGCATAGCGCAACTATTGAAAGAGAAGAGCAAAGAGCCAGCGATACAAATTCTGCGGGGGCTGCGTTACATCGAACACCGCTACGACAATCCTTGTAGGGCTTATCGCGCCCACCTGCGCAAGGGCTGGTATTAATGTTTGACTTACGGGGTAAACCGATTATGACCTGTGTCTGTGGTTGTAAAATGTTTATCGTAACTGTAATGTGGGACGAAGAAGAAAGAAACGTAGGCTGGTATGATTTAAAGCAGGAATGTAAGGAGTGTGGGGCAATTAGCACCGCACCTACTGAGATAGATTGGAAAGATTAATGCCTGAGAAAAAAGTTGGAAAGTTTTGGATTAGTTGGGGTAGAACAAGTGGTTTTTCTTTAGGATTTGCGATTGATAAGTACCACTGGTCTATTGACCTAGGTTTCTGGTATATAGGACAGGAATATTAATGCCAACATATGAGTATCGTTGTCATAAATGTCTTTCACTTACAATTTTAAATCGTAAAACGGAGGAACGAGATGAGGAAGTCAGTTGTCCTTGCGGGCAAAATTCAAGCAGGATATATTCAACACCAGCAGTGAAGTTTAAAGGCTCTGGTTTCTATTCGACAGGTGGGTAATCAAGTGAACAAAGTAATAGAGCAACAGATTAAAGAAGAAGAAATCTGGGACAACTTTTATTCAGAATTCTCAGAGGCTATGTATGTTGACCCAGCAGAAAGTACACCAGATGAAACCAATGCTTAAGAAATTGTGGGAAGAAACTAAACCAGCGTTGATTCCCTTACAAATCTTCTTCGGGTTTGCGTTGGCTATCTACTTCTTCTACATTATCACTGCTCTTGTCTGGAAAATCGGAGTCTGACCAAGGTCTAAAGCCACCAATCTTATTAATCAGTTTCTTGATGGCACGCTTGTGGCGCATACGCGCTGTATCTTCTGACCCTAGTTCCATATCTTCGGCAATCACACCAAAGTCTAAACCTTCGGCATAGCGTAGGAACAATAACTTCCTATCATCTTTGGTTAACTTGTAGTATCCGTAGTCAACTTCAATCATCATTGACATTAAATTGCCACCCTCTGAGGGGGCTGAAGGTCGCCCAGGACGTCCGAGGTTTAACTTATGGGTTACACCCCACTCAGCACGCAATACCATTGGCAGTAAGGCTTCAACCATATCGGCTTCATAATAAAATACATCCGATACTTCATAGCCACCAGACTTAGCCTTCCACTTCTGGCAGTAGTCGAGTGCTTCGTTACGCAGTGAACGATAGATTAAATTCTTGGCGTCCTTCGGACCGATTGCTTCCCAAGTATCTAGTTTGTTTGGGTGTTCAACGAACCACTTGTACAGGCACTGACGAATGTCTTCTGATTCAATGCTGTCAAACTTCTTATGATACTCATACGCAACAGCGTCAACTACATATTGCCAAGGTTCAATACGTTCCCAGTTCATTATGCTATTGTCACTTCCTGTATTTGCGATACGGGTACACGCCATCCATCAATGTCTGCTTGATAATATTCTTCAGTCATATATTCATCCGCGTTGAATGAACCATAAATTTCTACTGTTGAATAATATTCTTCATCTAGTACTTTAACCCCAAAGATTGTACGACCTACATCTTTTTTCCAAAATGGAATTTCGCTACGTGTTCGTACTGTTCTTACTTCTACATTGCCAACATCTGGTATGTTCTTGCGTTGCTTGTGGTATTCATTTGGATACCAAGGAACAGACCATTGTAA